CCTGACCATAGACCTAAGACCATAGACCTAAGACCATAGACCTAAGACCATAGACCTAAGACCATAGACCTAAGACCAATGGCGAGCGTGGGCCCGACCGGCCTAGGTCAAACGCACACGACCCTAGCGCATGCCCGCGGACCGGTGCCCCCAGCCTAGGCCGTTCGCACGAGTGACCACACTACCCACAGACCCCCAAGGTGGGGGGTTGTAGAAATCGCTATTGCAACGGCTTGCATCTACATTGTTGCTGGTAGTGGCGATATGGTTGTGCTCCTTCCCAGTAGCAGAGGGAACAGAGCAAGGGCGACTGTCTCTCCTCCCCTTCGGGACTGGCTCTCCTCAGCGGCCACGCCGGCCACGCCTCGCGGGTTCCTTGCCCGTCGCCAGTTGCAACGACTTGCAGTAGGGAGGAACGAGATGAGCGAGCGCCGGACGAGCGGTGACCCTAGCAGAGTGCCAGCCGAGTACATGCGGTACCGCTGGGAGCTCACGCCGATGCAGGCCCGCGTCGTTCTCGCCATGTCCCTTCCCGGCCGGACCCAGGCCCAGGTCGGAACCCTTCTCGGCATCACCCAACAGGCGGTGTCGAAGCACCTCCGAAAGGCTCTCGCCAAGGCTCGGGAGCTCAACGACCGTGGCTGAGGGCGACATCGTCAACTTCGGTGGGCTGACGCCGGCCGAAGCGGCCGCCAGGTCCGCTGAGGTCCGGCGCCGGAAGGCCGACCTCTCCCCCGAGGAACGGGCCGCCGAGGCCGCCCGGACCGCCGCCCCCGAGCTCATCAAGGAGCTCTTGGACGCCGCCCTGGGTAGGGGCGACTTCGCGGGCCTCAAAGGCGAGGACCGCCTCAAGGCGTTGACCCGGGCCCTCGAGTACGGAATCGGCCGCCCCGGCACCATGCGCCGCGAGGACGGCACCACGACGAGCATTCCCACGGCCGCCGAGCTCTTCGGCGGGCCCGAGGAGGAAATCCTGGACTAGCGATGGCAGCGGAGGAGCGCCCCGGCACCCGGGAGTTCGAGGCTGGCGCGCCCCCTCTGACTGGCGAGACGCCTGACGGCGCTTCTGTCCCGCGGACCCAATACCTGACCCGCGAGCTGCTGTCCTGGGCCACGAACGCACTCCAGGCGGTCATCGTGACGCCCGAGTGCCAGTCCAATCCCAAGGCCCACCGTGAGGTCCGAGCGGCGCTACTGGCGCTCGACGACCTCTACACCCCCATCTTCCACCGCGAGGCCCTCGACCATGGGTAGCCAGCAGCGCATCCGGAAGCCCCGGACCACAGTGGACATGAACACCCGGACGGAGGTCATGAAGGACTCGCGGACCCATCGCGAGGCCGACAGACTCCGCGCGGAGCTCGACGACATGCTCGACGAAGTCGATGCCGTCCTCGAGGAGAACGCGACAGAGTTCATCGAGTCGTACGTCCAGGAAGGCGGTCAATGAGCATGAGTGACACATAGGGGCGGGAGCCCTATCCCCCGTTCCGGATGGAGTCCTCATGGCTCGGTACCAGCCCGGAGGCAAGGCGCAGCCGAAGACCAGCGCCACCAAGACGTTCGGGCGCTCCAAGCGCTCTAGCAACCCCGGACGGAAGCACTGGCCGCTCATGCCGGCCGGCCTCTCCGTCGAACAGGCGAAGTGGTGGTTCGACCACCGCTACGCTTCATAGGCCCACCCCGGTCCGCGTGAGCCGGATGGTGCTGAGGACTGACGAGTCCATGCCTGGTGCTCTCAGCCCCGCTGGGGCGACGGCAAGTTGACAGCCAGGAATCGCGCCCCCTTTGCACAAGCGTGCTGAGGTCCGCCCCGGGTACTGCACATGCTCTCCCTTGCAGGAGCGTGAGGGACCGGAGTTCCGCTCAGCACTCGTAACTGCCGGGAGTACACCTCCGAGGGCTCGGGGGCCGGACCCGGCTTGGCTGGCCCGCCGAGGGCCCGTCGGTGAAGGAAGCCCCGTCCGGGAGTCATGCCCCGGTCAGACCCTCCCGACGCCTAATCTCTCCTCGACTGGAGGACGCACCATGGCTGAGAAGAAGCCCGCATCGAAGACCCGGACCCGCTCCGCTGTCTCCGGCGAGTTCGTCGACGCCGACGAGGCCAAGAAGAGCCCGGACACGACGGTCGCCGAGAAGGTCGTGGCTGCCGTGAAGGTCGCCAAGGCCGTCGAGGCCGTCGCCGAGGCCGTCGAGGCCAAGGGCGACGCGGACGACCCGCGCGCTTCGACCCCCGACCCCATCGACGCCTTGAACCGCCCCGCCGTCGGGAAGTAGGGATGGCGACCGGCTGGGTGTGTCCGAAGTGCGGCGCGGTCTATGCGCCGTGGGTCCCATCTTGCCGAGCCTGCAAGTCCCATCCAGCCGTGGTACCTCAGCCCTGGACTCCGCCCTGGACTCCGTTCCCCGGCGGGACCGCACCGGGCGGCCCCTACTGGTACCCGAGCGTCAGCCACAGCGATGTCTCCGTTCGGGAGGCGAGTCGTGCGGCCCGGGAGGCGCCTCGTGCCTCTTCGTAAGGGGTCTTCGCGCAAGGTCGTGTCCTCGAACATCAAGACGGAGATGCGAGCCGGCCGGCCACAGAAGCAGGCCATCGCCATCGCCCTACGCAAGGCGGGCAAAGCCCGGAGGAAGTAGCCATGCCAGTCACCGGACGATTGAAGGGCAGCGCCATCCGAAGCCGTGGGGCGGGAACCAGGTCCGTCACGGTCCGCAAGGGCATGAAGTCCGAAACCAAGGTCAACGCGGGCGTCGCGAAGATGTCGAAGCGGATGCTTCCGACCGCCGCGAAGCCCATTCGCCCTCGCGGTGCGGCGGCCTCTCTCCGCCCACGCGTCGCGCGTGAGGCGACCGCCGGTACGAACGCGCGGACGCACATCCGCGCCCAGGTCACTCGTCGGGGCAAGAGCCGGAGCAAGTAGGTGTGTCAGGTCTGCGAAGACCTGTTCGATATCGACCTGAGCTCCGAGGAGTGGGAGGAAGATGAGTCGCGCGCTGGACCTGAACCCGGGCGCACAGACCGACTTCGTGATGTCGCCCTCGCAGTACACGGCGTACGTCGGGGGGGTCGGCGCCGGTAAGACGTTCGCCGGCATCGCCCGTGGCCTCCGATACTCGCTCCAGCCGAAGCCCGACGGCGTCTTCCACGCCGCCCGCGGCGTCATCGCCGCATCGTCCTACCCCGTCCTCAGAGACACCATCGTCCCGACCCTCGAGGAAATCATCACCATCACCGGCCTGGCCGACTGGTCGAAGGACTACAAGAAGTCGGAGAAGGAGCTGACCCTCATCAACGGGTCCGTCATCCGTCTCCGGTCCCTCGACAAGCCGGACTGGATGCGCGGCCCGGAATACTCCTGGTTCTTCATCGACGAGGGCCGCAACGTGACCATGGAGGCGTGGAAGGTCCTCACGGGTCGTCTCCGCCAGCGGGGCTACGACACCTCCGGGTTCGTGTGCTCGACCCCGAACGGCTACGACTGGATGTGGCGTGTCTTCCACGAGGACTCGGAGAATCGCGTCCCGGGCGCCGTCTGGTACAACGCTCCGACGACGCAGAACCGCCATCTCCCTCCGGGCTACATCGACAACCTCAAGGCCAACTACCACGGCCGGTTCTACGAGCAGGAGGTCGAGGGCAAGTTCGTCGGCCTCGTCGAGGGCGGCGTCTTCCCCTACTGGGACCCGGCGTCGTTCCTCGTCCCTATCGAGTACCGCCCGGAGCTCCCCCTCTACACCGGCTGGGACTTCGGCTTCGGTGACCTCGGCGTCTGCCTCTTCATGCAGGTCGAGTGGCTCGACAAGCAGGTTGCCGACGGGGCGAACTACAAGGGCCCGCGCATGCAGGTCCCGCAGCTCTATATCCTCGACGTCATCGCCGAGAAGGAGTGGACCGCCGCCGACTGGGCCCTCGCCTACAAGGAGCGGCTCGAGACGGCCTTCCAGGGCGCCAAGACCGACGGCGACTACGGGGACCCCGCCGGGATGCAGCGGAACCCCTCGACCGGCACGAGCGTCATCGCCGACCTGAACACCGCCGGCGTGAACGTCGGCCCCGTCCTCAAGCGGCCGCAGGACTACTCCCTCCGCATCTTGAACAACATGATGGCCGGCGGGCGCGTCCTCATCGCGAAGGGTGTCGCGGACACGGTCTCTCACGCGCTGGCCTCCCATAAGTGGAAGCTCGGCACCGAGGGCATGAAGTCGGCGAAGGACCCGGTCCACGACTGGACCTCCCACTACGTCGACGCCCTCCGCTACGCCGCCTCCGTCCTCCTCCCCTTCGGCCCCCGCAGCGTGGAGGACGCGTCGGAGAAGGAGTTCGAGCCGAACCAGTACGGCTACGTCTTCCAGCAAGGGCTGAGCAAGCCCGACAGCGACCGCTGGCTCGGCAACAGCCGGAAGCGTCGCGCGACCTTTGAGCCCGGGACCATCGTCCCGAGAGGAGCATGATGGCTGGGAACCAAGTGTTCCGCGTCTACGACGACGAGGAAGTCATGCTCGCCATCTACTCCCGCCGGTTGAAGGTCGCCGACGAGAAGTACGCTCGGATGTCGAAGGAGCGCGAGGAGTTCTTCGACCGGTACCGCGAGATGCCGAAGGAGGGGCAGTTCACCTCCCGCGGCCACCGTGTCACCACGGGCGTCGGCACCGGCATCATCGACACCCTCTACTCTTCGATGGTCGCCGTGGACGTCGAGTTCATCACCAAGGCTCTTGGGCGCGGCACGCGCTCGCAGGCCTACGTAGCGACCCAGGGCTTGAACCAATCCTGGCGCGACACGAAGGGCCAGAAGCGGTGCAAGAAGGCCGTCAAGGACGCGCTCCTCGCGGACGTCGGCTGGGTCAAGGTGTACTACGACTACGAGACCGACGTGATGACCGCGGACCGTCCGGATGCCGCCATCAAGGCCGAGATGGAGGAGCTCCTAGGGAAGGACGCGAAGCTCACCGCGGATGAGCTCGCGGAGATGGTCCCGACCCGCGAAGACCAGACCGTCGTCATGCGCGACCGCGTCTGCGTCGACTACGTCCCCTGGAAGCTCGTTCGCTACGACCCCTCGGCGAAGCAGGTCGAGGACATCCGCTGGGTCGCGCAGTACACGCCGATGCCGCAGACGGAGGTCGTGTGGAACCCGACCTACCGCGCCTTCGTGCTCGACCGCTACGGGGAGGCCGAAGGGAAGCGCCTCCTCGATGACCTCAAGGGCGACTCGAAGGTCCTGACGGGCCTCGAGAGCGACCTGGGCTTCATGAACACCGTTCCGAAGGACGAGCACGAGGACGACTCGCGCGTGACCGTCGTCGAGATGTGGGACTTCGAGACCGGCCTCATCACCGTCTTCCCCCGCGACCGGAACGACCTGGTTCTCTACCAGCGCCTCAACCCGCTGATGTTCAACCTCGACCTCGAGGACCGGAACCCCTTCAAGCCCCTCATGGTGCGCGAAGTCTCGGACGAGTTCGAGGGCCTCGGCGACGCCCGCCTCATCCAGAACGGCCTCGAGGAGCTCGACGAGTACCGCTCGAACATCGCGACGAACGTCGCCCGGACCATCCCGAAGTTCTTCGGCCCGGAAGAGGGTCTCACGAAGGCCGGTAAGAAGGCCCTCGAGTCGACCGAGTGGGGGGCGTACGTCGAGACCTCCCGCCAGACTCCCCCGAACGGCATCTGGACGCCGCAGCTCCCCATCCTCTCGCAGGAGGTCTACGGGGTCCCCGACAAGATTGTCGAGGAGCTCAAAGAGGCGACCGGCGCTTCGGATGTCATGCGCGGCGTCTTCACCTCGAAGCGCCAGACCGCCGCGGAAACCCAGCTCGTGTCGGCTCACGGGGACGTGCGCCAGGCCGAGCGTCGGGGGAACCTCGAGGAGTGGTACCTCAGCATCGCCCGGACCATGCTCCAGCTCATGCAGGTCTTCTACGACGCCGAGCGGATGCACCGCTTCGTGTCGGAGACCGGCGAGGAGTTCACCTGGACCTGGACGCGCGAGGACATCGCCATCGAGGCCGACATCGACGTCGCCATCACGCCGCGCGAGAACCTGACGCGCGATGAGCGCCTCCAGCGCATGATGCTCGTCATGAACTTGCTCATCCCGCTCCCCGAAACGTCTCGCCCCGACCTCATCCGGGCCGTGCTGCGCGAGACCGGCATCCTCTCTGAGGAGGACATCCTCACGCTCGTGAAGAGCCAGGAGGAGCTCGCGAAGGAGCAGGAGGCCGCCCAGCTCGAAACCGTTCTCTCCGCCCGCCCGCAGGAAGGTGGCGGGGCGCCTGGCCTGAATATCGCGGCCTTCGGCGTCCCCACCAAGGGCGGCGCCCGGACCCCCGCCGGCCGCTCCGGTGGGTCAAGATAGCGCCAGTTCACGGAAAGCGTGAATACGTGCTACCTCAGTTCAAGCTTGCATCGTCGAGGGCATAGCCACAGCCGTCCGGCCGAGGGCGACCGCCACAACGAACGGGAGGCACCACATGGCCCCAGAGGCCACCGCATCAACCCGTGAGGGCATCGCCGCGGCACTCGCCGAGACGAAGTTCCCCACGGAGGAAACGGCCGTCGACGACGGCTGGGACAGCTTCGAAGCCGAGCCCAGCGCGACAGAGACGGTAGAGGCGCCCGACGCTACTCCGGGCGAGCCACCCAGTAAGGTCGAGGCCCAGGAGCCCGAGGTACCGGCCGAGCCGGCAACGCCGGCAGCCGACGTCCCCGAGGTGTACTGGGGCACAGACCTGACCGGTATTCCGGCTGAGAGGCGCGCGGAAATCATAGCGCACCTCGAGCAGCAGGACAGCACCATCCAGAAACTCCAAGGGCGCATCGCCGCCCTCTCTCAGCCTGACGAGTCGGCCACGCCGGTCACCCCGGACGAAGCCGAGGAAGTCAGCGACGAGGCGCTTCTCCGCGCCGCGGGCCTCGACCCCGAGGACTTCGCGACACAGCAGAACGCTGTCGTCATCCTGCCGATTCTTCGGCGCACGCTCGCGCTGGAGGACAAGGTCGACGAGGTTCTCAAGAACTCGCAGTACAACGAGACCGAGAAGGCCTGGAACTCCGCGCTGGACGAACTGGAGGGTTCCTACGGGAAGCTCCCGTTCGGCCGGGTCGACGTGCTGAAATACGCCGTCGCCGAGAAGCTCGCCTCGCCCTACGAGGCCTACTTCAAGCTCACGGCTCCCATCAAGCGTGAGGTCGAGCAGGCCGCGGCCATCGCGAGGCGTGAAACGCTCAAGAAGGAGGCAGCCGCGGGCGTCAAGCCGCGGAGCAACGCCGCCGGCGAACCGCTCATCAAGAAGGGCACATCCCTTCGCGATGCGGTCGCGCAGGCCGCGAAGGCCGCTGAGAGGGAGACGAAGCTCTCCTGGCGGGACGCCGTGAAGCGGCGCCTCGTCGAGAAGCCCTCGGAGTAAACCGAGGCAGCTCGCCTCAGTAGCGACAGGAGCAGTACATGGGCATCTACACCGACCAGTTCGACGTCTTGGTCACGACCACGCTGGACAAGATTCGTCCAGTGCTGACGGACCAGATTTCGAACGAGAACGTCCTCCTGGCGTGGCTGAACTCGAAGTCCCGCGTGACCGTAGACGGTGGAACCGTCCTGCGGCGCCCGGTCCTCTTCGCGTTCAACGACACCGTCGGGTCCTACTCGGGATACGACGTCATCGACACCACGCCGCAGGAGGGAATGGGTTGGGCGGAGTTTCCGTGGGCCCAGCACGCCGGTTCCGTCGTGATTTCCGGTGAGGAAGTCAAGAAGAACGCCGGCGCTGCGCAGCTCATCAACCTCCTCCAGGCCAAGTTCGACCAGTTGAAGTTGTCGGTCGCCGACGACCTCAACGCCATGCTCTACGGCGACGGCATCGGCAACACCCAGAAGGACATGATTGGCCTCAAGGGCATCGTGTCCAACGGGACGCAGAACGCCGCGGCCGGCACCGACGTGCACCTCGGGGGCATCTCCGCCGCCACCTATACCTGGTGGAAGTCCGTCGTCCGCACCGCGGCCGTGGACCTCACCACGTTCGATGGCGTGCAGGCCCTCAACAACGTGTACAACACCATCCGCCTGAACCGCTCCAAGGTGGACATCGAGGTCACCACGCAGGCGAACTACGAGGCCTACGAGGCCCTCGCGGTCCCGAACATCCGCTTCCAGTCCCTCAAGGCTGCGGACCTCGGGTTCGAGTCCATCGCACACAAGACGGCCGAGGTCGTGTTCGACCCGGACGCCCCGGCGACGGGTACCATCAACGACGGTACCGTCACCATCTCCGGCGGGGGTGCGTGGTTCTTCCTGAACAGCGACAGGCTGGAGTTCGTGCAGCACGCGGACGAGTGGTTGAACCCGACGGACTTCGTCCGTCCGTACAACCAGGACGCCAAGGTCGCCCTCATCCTGTCGATGGGGAACCTCATCACCGACTCGCGCCGGTCTCACGGCGTCGCAGTCGCGACGGTGGTCTAGGTCACCGTCGAGTAGACGCTGGGGGGAGACCTTCGGGTCTCCCTCCCGCGCACACCTGGGAGGTCTCGTGATTGGACACGGAGCAAGGCCGCTCGTGACGGCGGACACCCTCGACGAACGCCGGGACGTCCAGCGTTCGCGCGATTCGGAGCGCCAGGCAAACATGGAGCTCCAGAAGGCCGTGGCCGAGGAGGCCATGGAGCGTCGGTCACAGCGGAACAGCGGCTCCCTCTTCGAGCGCGTCGAGAAGGCGAAGGAACGCCTGACGCCGCTCCCCGCGGGGGCATGCCTGGCTCTCTACGAAGCTGCGAATACCATCGACCGGGACATCCTCTTCCTCGCGGAGGAGGCCGGGAAGAACCGGAAGGAAATCCTCCGGATGTGGACGCAGCCCCGCAAGTCGGCGCGAGAGCAGCTCGTGCAAGAAGCGCGTGAGAAGCTGCAAGGTCCCCCGGAAGTGGGGGATGCCGCAGTAGCGGCCGCAGCGACGGACACGCCACCCAGCGAGCCGGCGGAGAAGCCGGCTCCGAAGAGTCGGGCGAAGCCGAAGTCGGCCTAGGGCCCGCGAGGAGACACGAACATGGCTTTCAAGAAGCGTCGCATCGAGGGTCTGACTTCCGCCGCGCCGGTCGTTCTCGGCTCGGTCGGGGGTGGACCCGGTACGGGGGGTTACGCAGCTCTCCGCGCCATCATCGCTCGCAACTTCGCCAGCTCGGCGAAGGCCGCGGCTGGTGCCGACGTGCTCGGTACGCTCGAGGTCAAGGACGCTGAGGGGCGCATCATGTTCCTCGACGCCGCCGACCGCGACTACGCTACGGCCGAAGTTCGGCTGAACGTCACCCGTGACGTCACAGCGACCGGCTTGACCGGCGCCGGCACCTACGTCGACGCCACCGGAGCGGCCATCACCATGGCGGCCGAGACTGAGGCGGGTTCACCGCAGCCGTACAAGTTGCCGTTCACGGTCACCGCGAGGAACTTCGCGACGGTCACCGACTTCCTGACGGTCGACCTTCTCCTGGAGGTGTAGAGATGGTTGCCATCACGGTCACCGCACTCGTTC